ATGACAGGGGGTGGTGCTTTTTTGCGAGCCCTCCCCCCGTCTGACGAAATTTTGAAATGAAATCAAACTTCGACTTCCCTGGTCACCTTTCGGTATACCCCGGTCAAATTCATCTCAATAATTTCGTCGATCGCTTGATCGTTCGCTAAATTGTCATCAAAAACTGAAAGATCTGATGACGTCCTAGCCACCCTACCTAGGTAGGCAGAGGTATGGTACCCGTGTTGGATGTCCCAGAGGTACCATTTATCAAACTCATCAAAGGGGTCGTAAGGATTGTCAGTTGTTGTCAACCTACTTACCAGCATGGTGTGCGCTCTCTCCTTTCTGATGAGTTCATTCGTTGATCGCACGACGAACAGTGGACGTGGACACGCCGAGTGCCTCTGCTATCTCAGCAGTAGTCGCCCCGTTCCTTGACATAGCCTCAGCTCGCGCAGCCTGAGAGTCTGTCAGTCCTCGTTGAGTTCGAGGTGTTGCCAGCTGCCTGATGTACTCGATGTCGGCGTTAGCTACGATCTGTTCGAGGAAGTGGTTTGAGACAGCGCCCTTCTGGATTGCTTCCCACTCTCGAGCAGTTGGTGTTACCCGACTACCAGCCTTGTCTGCACCAAGTCTGTGTCGAGCAGTCTTCAACGCCATCGATTCAAGCTTTGCAATCTCGTCATCGTCGATGTCTGGATTAGAGGCCCGCTTGGCATCCACCACACCCTTAGCAACCGCCTGAGCCTGGCGCTCTAGGGGTTTGTTCTTAAGGGCGGTATTAAGTTTAGCCCGTAGGGATGAAACCTCAGGGGCGTACTCTTTGGCGGTACGGGGGTTCTTTACCAGAGATGGCTGACGAATAGATTGCAGTCGAGCTTTATTAGCCATGGCCTTTAGCTTATTAGCATGGTCGGCATATAAAGCTTCCATATCAGTACCAGAAGATAATGAGTGGGCGTTCTTAACCGTACTCATTTTATTTGTCTTGGTCTGATAATAAACCTTCTTGGTGGTTCCATTCTTAAGGGTCTTGGTATAATACCTACCAGTCTCCTTATAAATGAGCTCACCAGTCTTGGGATCTATGTGACCCCCTTCAGAAGCCCGGCGTAGTTTACGTTCGGGAACATATGCCTTAGACTTGGCGAGAGAAATAAGAGTGGAAGCGCCGCCTCCATTTTGGTATTTCTTCTTTAGTTGAGAAATACCATTGTCTTTCTCTGACTGAACGTAATTCAACCCGTGCTTCTCGGCATCGATGACCACCATAGAGTGGCGAACCGCTCGGGCAATCTCCGAAGGCTTAGCATCGTGGAGAGTCATATCAGTAATCAGATTACTAATCTTACCCATCTCGGTCTGCGTATTGGTCATACGCTTCATACCCGGAACCGCAGGATATGCAGTCTTGGGATCGAAACCTTTAAGACCACGAAGAGTTGGTGTAGTCTTAACTTTGGTGGTTCCACCGAGAGGAATGACTACTGCGTTATCCCCATCGAAGTCCGCCCCAGACAAACGCTCGGCGACAGACGGATGGATACCCACCGCATCTTTAGCCTTAGGTGTGATGAGACGCTTGCCGTCCTTGAATTTGTTATTGACAACCAACTCAGGGATTTCGAAAGTACCACCATGCGGATATCTAACCAGTGCCACTCGCTCCCCGTGTTTGAAGTTGGGGGCGTAGATCTCGTTAGGCTTAATATTCTTAAGCGGAAGGAGAACCTGGGCAGCCTGGCGCGGAAGAGCGGCAGCTTTCAAATGTACGGAAGCGGAATCGACAGTCTCTGCAAACTTCTCGAGAAGCTTTCGCTTGATGACGGGGTTCGTAAGAGACAGAATCTCTTGCAAATCGTCTTCATACTTCTTGCGAGTGATGCCGAGCTGGCGCTTAGCCATGTCGAGACTCTGTTTGGAGAGAAACTGGGAAGCCAGAGACTTACTCCAAGAATCCCAAGAGCCTTCATCGTTGACGAGGTTAAGCGGCGACAGATGCTTCTTTCCATCTTTGCCCGTGTACTCCATCTGACGACGAATAGTCGCACCAAACGGATTATCGGGGTCGGATTTCAGAGGTTTGAGGGCATCAAGCTTATTTCCGGTGTTCTTCTTATTGGTATTGAATCGAACATCAACACCTTTAGGAAGATCATCGGAATACATAGCCATACCTTTTAGATAATGGCTGCCATCCACTGCAACACGGACCTGAGCATATGAGCTACGACCCAGATCAAGGTCAGGAACACCGCGGCGGAGCTCAATAACACCATCCATGTCGCTACCACCGTCCGGACCATACTTAACCTCGAGCCGTTTTGAGTCGAGGTTAGTAGGCTTGCGAATACCAGTAGTGATATCCCCATCATTGACGACAACGCCAGGAGTACGAATCTTGTCAAGGTTCTTCACCACCTCAGATTTAGGTACTCCGGGAGGAGTTAGGACACGGATGTTGGTGTATCGATCAGTACCCGCCTGCTTCAAATATACGTCGTGAGTCTCATAGCCCTCTTCCTTGAGCATCTCGACGGCAGCTTTAAGCTGTTCGTTAGACACACCAAGATTAAGCTCGACACCGGTACCGAAGTCAATATACTTACGGTTATCGGCATCCTCACGAAGAATATCAGCAGCCTTAGAGATCTTATCCTTGCGAGCAAGAGCATCAGGCTTAAGGAGTTCTCGAACAGAGCTCTCATTGAGCCCCATCTCTCGACCGATAGCGGATGTGGATAAACCCTTCTGCTTCAGTTCCAGAGCGCGGTGAACCTTATCAGCCTTGAGTTCGGCGTTGGCATTCGTAATATGTGCTCGAAGCTGAGTCGTGGTGAGACCCATCGCCTTAGCGATTTGAGCCTGACTCATTCCCTGCTTACGAAGCGCCTCAACCTGCCCTTTAAAGCCGTGGGCGGACTGATATGGCTCCTTACCCGAACCCCAAGGATATCGCCCAGACCTACGAGGCATGCCGTAGTGAGCCAGGTAGTCGTCATGGTCTTCTTCTGAGAATATCACGATTCCTCCTTAGCCTTCTCTATCAGCTTATCGAAATGCACGATCCGGGACATGATATGTGAGATGTCATCCATCTCGGGAATATAGATCTGGACATCGTCGTTCTGGTAGATACGAAGTTCGTAATCCAGAGACGCGGGCTTCTCGCCGTACTCAAGACAGAACAACGCGGCGTAGACCATCAACTGATCCATCTTGACTCGACCGCTTCCCGTCTTCAGATCATGAATTCTCAGGAAACCTTTACGGTCGTCGAAGGAAATAGCATCGGCGGTACCGAACGCGTTGATCGAATAAAAGAGAACCACTTCAGGATCCATCTTGAATCCGATAGCGTCGTTCACGTATGCATTAAAGGTCGCCTTGTTCCGAGGCATCCTCATTCGGAGTCGAATATGCTCCGCAGCGAGCGCATGCAAACGCGTACCATGCGCAGCGGCTTGCGCCGTCGCAAATGTACTCAGAAGCTTCTCGTCGTCGTAGTTCAACCATGAATACTTGGACGCACTAAGGAATGCGTGCGCTCCCTCCAGGGTTAAGTGTTTGTTCCAGTTCATGAAGAACGTGCTCCTTGTTCTCCGGGAATATGAACGCGCCGAATGCTACGGCGTTCGCTTTCTTGATGTAGTAGTCTTGATTGGGCTGGTGCGGTTCACTAGCCGATTTCTTGACTTCAAGAAAGGCCCAACGGTTTTGGTACAGAACCGTGAGATCGGGTATGCCTTGAATATGGTTCGGATCATTCTTCAGAACCAGGCATCCCGGAAGTCGCTGTTTGATCTCTCGAATCAAACCTTTTTGGAATATGCTCTCTCGAGCCATTCGCGATGTCCTTTCGCATAAGACTTACATAGAAGGGGCAAAGGGTCACTAAACACGGACCATCCCCATAATCTCTACCCTGATACCGAGAGGCCGAAAGGACAAGAAAGCCTTAAACGCCGTGGTAGCAAAAACGGCGCACGGTAAAAAGAGCGGTTTAGCCCCATTTTACCCCTTCTATTCATTATATGCGAAGTTTCTCACAAGGGGGCAGTGATGTATTTGTACCATTGTACCAAAAAATCTCGTACTTCTTTTTTATTTCTTTAATTTTTTACTTTCAACCATTAATAGAGAAAAAAGTGGTAAAATGGTACAAGATTGCCACTTTTCGTTGGAATTGCAACGTTTCAGGGGAAGTGATGGCAAACGTACAAAAATGGTACAAAAATGGTACAATGCCCATACTGCCCAGGGTCCAGTGATGGCGTTCGAAGCGGTTTGTACCACTTTTTTCCACGCTTGTACCACTTTGTACCACGGAAAATGGTACAGAATCCTGGGGCAGTATGGGCGTCCGCACAGCCCAAACAGGCTCTCCCAGACACTACAAGGCGTCCACAAAAGCCCGTTCGTTGAACTTCTTCTTCCTACCGATGGCCGCCAGAATCGCCTTGTCGATCGGAGAATCCGTCATCAGACGATAGTAGTTCAGCCGAGAATATGGAGTGTTGAGTCGATCAATTCGACCCTCAGCCTGCTCCATGGTTCGGTAAGAATAGTTCAGAGAGAAGAACACCATCGTGTCTGTCGTGACACAATTCCATCCTTCGGCGCCAGAAGTGTACTGAACTAGATAGACCCAGTTGGATCCTTCAGGCAGGGGGTCATGCCGGTGTCCGTTGTACTCAGCAATCCGGTAACCCTCTTCCTCAAGACCTCGCAGGATATCGAGTTCGTAGTCGAAGTTGTAGAAGACCACCAGTCGGGGGTGCCTTTCGAGAATGCCGAGAACAGCATGATACTTTCGGCGATTATCGTTGACAAGTCTCCGGAGCAGGTAGCAGAGTGCACCAGCGTTGGGTACCGGTTCATCGGTGAAGGGGTTGAATCTGGTCTTGAGTGCTTGCTCATATGGCTCCTTATCGTAGTCTACTAGAATATCATGTCTCACACGCTCCGTATGTCTAGATACAGGCATGTCCACTAGTATCTGTCGTCTAAGACGCTCAAGAACCCCCGTATCAAGATATCGTTGGACTTGGGGGAACTTGGCGAAGTTGTTAAACACAACATGACGTCTGAGGAACTCCGTTCGGTTCCTGTAGAATCCATTTGCGACAAACAGCGGGATATAGTCGAGCCATACATCTCCAGGAGTTGCGGATAACATGATCCATCGGTTTCTCCGAGCAATCTTGACGAATGTCCGAGCCCATTTGCCAGACCCGCTTGCTCGCTGTTCGTCGAATATGAAGAACGCGTCGGAGACGTTCTCCACTTTGTGGATCTCATTCCAGGCAAGAACGTGCGCGTCGCCATTCTCATCACTCCTATCTACGCCGACTCTAGCGAACTCGAGATCCCACTCACGGTCATTCCTCTTCTTGGCGGTCGTGATCACATAGCAAGGGATATGCGTCCGTCTGGCTCTCAAAGGGTTCACACCACCCCCGCAGATCGTCGTATACCAGTAGACCACCGCCGTCAGACTCTTCCCCGAGCCAACTGACCCGCATAAAACCTTGCCGCTCGATAGTTTCTGCAAAGCCTCTTGCTGATGCGGCCGTAGCTGCATTATAGATCCTTCCTGGAATACTCATACCAGTGCTCCAAACTCGTCAACGATAGCCGACCAGTCAATGTCACGCTTCATGTAGTCGACTCGCTTACCCTTCTCAGAGCGGGTGATCAACTCAAGATTATCGAGACGAGGATTGAGCGGGTCTCCGTCGATGAACCAGAGATTATGTGTCGACGGGTCATAGTCACCTACGAACGCCTTGTATACAAGGATATGGTTGTAGAACATCCTGTTCCTACCAGTCTCTAATTCCCGGATATTCGTCGTGTAGTATCCACTTTGACCCACACAGAGCGCCCTGAGATATGAGTTACCAGTCGACTTGCGGTAACGGATGACTCGACCCTCCTCTGAGATGTAGTAGTCCGGATGCCCAACAAGGTTTCCGATCCAGCGCCCGACCAGATCGTACTCGGGAAAATAGCGGTCGCAGATGTCGTGGTTGATAAACATGGCGGTCCTTTCGTGAAATATAATGGGTGTGGGGAGGCTCTTAGACCGATATGATCCAAGAGCCTCCCCGAGAGTGATCAGGCAGCCGGGAAGTTACCTTCGTCGGCGAACAGGGTCGATCGGTAATATACCGAGCAGTTACCCAGGGTTGCGGCACCGTACCAAGGATGGTCCTTGTCGTACTCGTGCAGCCGAATAACACGTGCGGCGTAGTCAACCTCGAGAAGAGGGTTGTCCTGCCGTGTCATGATCTCGGAGCAGAGGCAGCGTGCTGTAAACTTAATGAACCCACTCTTCGTGAGAATCGGTTCAGAGCACATACCCCCGCCGCCAACAGATCCAAGAATGCGAAAAATCCACTTGCGATTGCTTCGAGGCTCTCGAGAAGAGCGGATGCGATCTGCAAGCAGAAGTTCACCCAGTAGCGCCCTCTCATTGTGCGACACCGGCCATCATCCCCTTAGGATCATGTCGGGTGAGTCGAACTCTAGACAGATCCCACTTCAACACACCATCCCACCAGCCCAGCTGGGTGCTGCGATCCTGGTTGATGTCATAAACCCTCATGTGGTATGCAGTAGAACCGCTGGGGGTTGTAGTCCTCCAGAATTCCGGAACCCCTTGAGAGATATAGGTGTAGAGTGGCGGGAGATCCTCAGCAGTATAGAGCTCCACGATGCAGTACTGAAGATCGTACTTCAGAAAATCGCGCTGCATCTCCTCGATAACTTCTTCGTTGTGGTCAGCCATTGTCCTCACCCCACGCGTCGAATCCGTCCGCAGCGCCCTGGTAGGTGATGGTCCGCCTACCCCAGTTGATCCTGAGCTTTACGCGCTTCTTCTTGATGGTGATCAACTTGACACCGTCAGCCTTGGGCCCGATGTAGACGCACTCCCCGTCGATGAAGAGATCCTCGATCTCCCACTTACGCTCGCCCTCGGGAGAGTACCAAGTGAAGGTCCACCCGGTGGCGTCGTAGTTTCGGAGAGAGAATGGTGAGTCAGACATCAGTGTTACCTCGCTGTATCGAATGTCGTGTCGGATGTACGTCTCTGCGGTCTCTACGAGGTAGTTGTGTACCTCTTGCATGTTCTCATCGTGTGAGCTCATCACCGAGCACCTCCAGACGATCCTTGATGTGGTTCAGTACAGCTTGGATATCTTTCGTGTCGAAAGACGAAATGGCGTCGCACACTTCCTTCACCGCGGTCTCGCGGGCCTTAAGGGACACGAAGTGGAAACGACCCTCGTGCTCGTACTTCCTCCAGTGTTTGTGAGAAAGCCGCATGTGGATGTTGCAGTTCTCGTCCAGGAAGTACCACGCCGTCTCCGTCATAGCGATGGTCTTGATGGAGTCGTAGATGTTGTCATAGCTCCCGATCGACGGGCAAAGACCCGATGCCGAGTACCAGCTTGAGAGAACGAGCTCGCCGTTGACGAGAGGGTAGGTGGTGTTCATGGTGGTGCTCCTTTTATGGTCAGTGTGTGAAGATCTGGTCGAAGTCTACAACATACACACCGTCATTGTCGTAGACCTTGGCTTCCGTGGTGCCGGGAATATACATGAAGTGCTCGTCGCGGATGTCGTTGTGTCCCTTCAGAACAACCCAGTCAGACGAACCATCCCAGTAGTAGTCGTGGGCGTGGAATGTCTCGTTACCATCAATATTGATGGAGATCTCAAACTTCTCGCCGGAAGCAGAAAGCTCACCCCATCGCTTAATGGCGTCAGACATCTTGACGATCTCGGGATTCTTGTCCAACTTCTTCAGACGATATGTCTTGATGTCGACTCGTCCGCACGGCTCAATCGTGATGTCCTCGGGATAGATACCCACCTCTCGGCGAATAGTCTCGTTCACGAAAAGACCGTAGAACGTTACGATATCGTCTCCTGCCGGAGTCCGCTCGAGCTCAACGTCCGTAACGACAAACGGCTCCTCCCGAGCATACACCCCTAGAATTCGAGGGTAGTAGTAGTTGTCGAGGTCGTTCTTGATCGTGGTGAAAATGTTGTCGCTCATTACAGTACATCCTTCGTCGCTGTGAACTTGTGCATGTTTTCAGAGTCGCGTTGCCAAAGCATCTTCTTTCCGGACGAGAACCGCCTGACATAGCCGTCCTTCTTTCGGATAAGCTCCATCGCGATGATCCACGATGCTTCTTCCGAAGACTCTCGAATAGCGGCTATATAGTACGACTCATCGTCCAGAATGACTTCGATACGTCGGTTCAACCCATCATATATATCGAATATGCACAGAAGTTCGCTCGATGTAACTCGAAGCTCCTCATCGATGGTGATGATCATCCGACCCGCATAATCCGGCTCAGCCTTAGTGACCTTGATCTTCTCATAGTCATACAGAAGAGTCCAATACTCGATAGCGAGATCTTCAACATCCACGCCGGTGAATCGAACCCCGTGTTCGTCGGTATTGACGTCGTAGATCATATAGATCTTGTCTTCGTTGGAGTCCTTGATGAAGTAGTTGGTGCAAGCCTTAGAGCCTTCTTCCAACTTCTTCATGTAGTTGATGACGTCCTGCTTGGTGACGAGATATTCAGCCATTGGTCTACTCCTCAGTGTAGTGGTGCTTTGAGGGTTGTCTTGTTGACAAAGTACTCGCCTTCGAGCAGATAAGTATGCGGCTCGTCTTGCGGGATAATCTTCGTCTCTGAAGTGACCACGATAATATGCAGATCGTTCGAATGGCTCTCACAAGCCTCGATAACCGCGATGGAGTGGTCTTCGTCGATACAGCGAATATCAGACCAGGTGTAGTTCCCGAGTCCATTAGATCGCCGGAACTGCATGACAACCCCGTCGACCGCAGCCTCTCTACGATACCGCTCAAGACGATCGGCGGTCCTGTTCGAGAGAACCATGATGTTCTGACCGTCCGTAACGATCTGTTGGTAATCAGGATATGATCGCCGAATGACAGTTCGCGTATCACGGTCGAGAAGGGTCAGCTCAATCTCGCCGTCGTACTGCTCGATGGTCCAGTCGAAACAGTGGTTGTAGTCCAGCAGAATAAACGGTCGAGACTCGTCAGGGATGTTGATAAGAATGCGCTTGTCGTTGGAATCCTGCGTGTCGAAGAGTTCTGGGATGTCGTTTACAGTCTTCATGGTGTGGTCTCCTTAAAGTCGGGCAAGGGAGGGGCTCTCAGATTCGAAGATCCAAGAACCCCTCCCCGGAAAATACGAGAAGTCTATTACTCCTCGTAGCCGTCAGGAACTTCCGGTCCGAAGTCCTGGTTGTACTCGATATCGAGCTCGTCCTCACGAATGGTGATGTACATCGTCTTGAGGTACGCCTTCACCCCTCGAGCGTTCTCCATCTCCCACTCGTAAGGGTTGATGGTCAGATCGATCTTCTCGATATCGGTGTAGTCGATAAGGTTGACTGTGTCCTCATCAATAACCGTCCGCTTGCGCCCCTGGTTAGAGATGAAGATAATGCGCGGAGGCTTGACTCGGTAGGAAACCTCTACGGGAAGATGGAACGCCGGATCCTCATCAGGGTCTCGCTGCTTGAGAGCCTTGACGTTGAATCCCATTCCGCTGAGCTCGTCCGCCTCGTTCTGATTGAGGAGAATGGAGAATGTCCGCTTCCCTCCAGACGGGTTGAACTTGGTGGGGGATCCTGCGAAATTGCGGAATATGATCCGGACATTACGAAGTGTGACGTCGTTCATTTGGGTACTCCTGTGGTTGTAGTCTAACGTGTTCTGCGATCCCTGAAGACAGATGCGCCATCCAATATGACGCCTTCAACAAGGCCAAAGCATTCATTCGAGTATCTTCCTCGTCAAGAACCGCTTCGGCTGTCCTGTTGATCTTCTCCAGAGTGATTCGGATTTGCTTCATTCGGGAAGACTTATATCGGGCCCCTAACTTGAGAGGCCCGACACAGTCATCGTCGCTCTTCGAGCACATTCGCGATTGCGTCCTCAATCTCGTTGAGAATCTCGGCTTGCCTCGTAGGCTCAACGTTCCGCCAGAAGTCGACGTGGACGAAAATATCCGCTGAAGGCGCGCTGTCCTTCATGGTTGACCGTCGGCTTTCGGTGGAGATGTTGAATCCTCGAATCGTGAGATTCTTACCATCCAGGATATCGACAGCGTTCATCAGTTGTACTCCTTAATAATCTCGGCAACAGCCTCGTCCAGCTTGTCCATGATAGCCTTCTTCTCTTCAATCGTCTTGCCGGGCTCGAAGTTCATAGTAACGGTCATCTCTCCAAAAGTCTCATCGGGAGAAATAACGCATACGATGCGGCTCTCGCCGGTCGTGACGAGCATCTTGCTCATGATGGTGTCCTTTCTTGTGAAGACCCTATCCGCTGTGTTGCGGATAGAATCTGATCTGAATCAGTGGGTGGTCATGGCGGGTCGAGGGGCGGCACCCCGATCTTCGGTTGGCTCTTCGCTCCAACGCCATAGAACGACGGCCAGCCGGGAGAGGCAAGCAATCGCAAAGAATAGCGAGAAAACGAAAATGGCAACACAAACATCGGTGATGCCGCCCGGTTCGATGGTGAACATGAGGCGTCCTTTCTGTGGTGGTCACTATGCCCCATGTTTTTGTCGCGAATATCAGTGCGCAGTCACGTATTCTCGAGGATCCTGAGCATACGACAACAGGCGATCGATCTCTTCAGGCTCGAGCTTCTCGAGGATCGTGGCGGGCATCACCTCGTCGTTACCGGACTGTAGGATCTGAAAGGGTGTCTTCTTGTCGTTGTCACTCATCGATCTCTCCGTTCGCTTCTAGTGTCTCCAACTTCTTGAGAAGCTCTTCGGCTTGCTTCTCCCAGATCGAGGACTGGTTTCGTTCCTCGAGAGCCATCTGCATGAGATGCCGAGCTGCGTTCTTGTGCTCGGTCATCTTGGTCATGCACTTGTCAATTTCCTCAAGCAGACTCATCGGCGTCCTTCTTCTTAGCGAGAACCTGAGACGCGTAAGACCTCGTGGCGTTAATTCCTTCCTGAATCATTCCGGCATATAGCTGAACGATCTTGACGAAGTCGATACGTTCTAGGCTTCCTTGGGTGAGGTGGAACACGATATCCACTCCGCCGTCTTCGGTGTCGACAACCTTTAAGTCGTCGGGGTTGTACAGACTCACTTCGTCTCCTTCGGAAGTCGGTTTGTGACCGTGTGACACTCCTTAGGAACCAGGAGAATATCGTTATTCGCCCGAAAGCGGAACATGACCCACTCGTCCTTAGGATAACGGAAGACCTGCCCGCCTTCATCCGCGAATCGAAACTCGCCGGCCTTGGTGGGAAGCGGGGTGACGTTCCGCATACAAGTACCCGTGCCATCCGCCGGGTCAATAACCACGATAGCGATCTTGGGGCGCTTGTCGTCCATATACAGCTTCTCGTCTGCGGTGGACAGGCTGTTGGCGCTTGTAATATAGAAAGAGGTGCTCATTTTCGAATCCTTTTCGGAATGTTGTACTCGTCGATCAGTGCGTCTAGAAAATCGCAAAGATCTTCGTTCATTCGGTCGATTGTCGCTCGGTTACGAACCTTGGGGATCGTGATCTCGATGGTATACCCATTAGTGTTCCCCCCACGGGGAAGAACCCTCGATTTTACTCGAAGAGTCTTCCCCATGGAGTTCTTAATCCACTTACGGGCAAAGGTAAGCTCTTGCGCAGGCTCCCCTTCATCATCGTCTCCGATCTGGGCAAGAATATCCGCAGCGGAAACAATGAGGCTCATCGCCGACGCATCTCCCTAACGAAGATCCAGATAAGCCACAGACCACTTGTGATCGTGATCATGAAAATGTCAAAGAGGAAGTTTCCGAGACCGTAACGTCGTCCCATGATTGTTGTCCTTTCAGGCTGCCTTGACGAATTCCTCGAAATCGCCAAACTTGTTGATGGTGGCCACTGCCGTATCGACCAGCGACCGTGCGTAAGTCTTATCGATCCATTCGGGCTTGTTCGCCTTCTCGATAAGAGTTGCGTCCTCCCACTTGTATCCCTTGGTACCGGTGACGTCCGCATAGGTCTGGGTCTTCTCATTGTAACGCTTCAGGGCTCCACCCGGAATACCAGGCTCGTCCTTCACGGGAACAAAGAGACCGACTCGACCGATGAAGCTGAAGTGGGAGTGATCCGGGTCATCTCTCTGAATATACATCTTCGAGGTGACCGACTTAGCTTCGCAGTAGTCACGGAATGTGAGCTCCTCATGGGAGAAGAGCTGCTTGAATACGACCGGGTGCTGGAACTGTGCCCCGGTGGCAGTCCAATCGCCGTCCTTATACTTTGCAATATAAACGGCATCGTTGACGAGACACATACGCTCATAGGTGGCCTCGTGCTCGAACTCGTACCCATACTTCTTCCCGAAGTCAATAACCTTCTGAATAATCTCAGGAGTTGCCTCGGGAATCTTGATGGAGTCCGTCTTAATATGTGCGACGGTGAACCCTTCATTCTCGACGTACTCGAGAAGATCCACCATGAACAAAGCACCCCGCTTGGCGACGATGTTATCGACGTTCCTCGGGTCACGGAAGGCGTTCGGGAACTTAGCAGCTGTCAGACCGTAGACACTGTTGATAACAATCTTCAGCGAGTCCGCAAGCGCCTTGTTGTCCACACCCTCATCGAGGAACTGTGAGAGAACACCGTTCAGAAGAGTGCGGGCCTTCTCGTGATCGCCACGCTTGATGGCGACTCGAGCCTGCTTGATCTCCGAATATCGCTTCGTGTACTCATCCCCGAATAGGTTGAGGTTCTCGATGCTGGAGGGGTGCATACTGGCAACGTCGAGGAGCGCAACGTTGTAGTAAATGCCCGGCTTCGCATGGACGAACCCACCCTCACCGGTAACGAAGCCTTTATAGGTAGACTCCATACCGAGGATACGGCCCTCATCATTCACCTTCTGTTTGTACTCGTATCCGGGGAACTCCTTCCGCAGGTCTGTATAAACAAACTGGCTCTGCGGATGGCGGTTGTTTCCAAATACAATCTTGGTAGTGTGAGCGTTTGTTGAGGCATTGATCGGAAGCCCCGAGATCTTAGCCAGAATCTCTCGAGCGACCCAATCCTCATGACGAGCGTCGAAGACCGCTTCGGTAGCAATAACATCGTTATCACAGTACTCAGCGACCTTGATCCACTTGTCCTCCGGAACGGGCTCATCCCAAGGATAGTCCAGCTCCTTGTGTACCAGACCGAGTTCGATCTCCCACTTCTTGAGGGACTGCTTCTTCGAGGCGAAGTCGTAAATATCCGCGTAGCTCATGTTGTAAGCCTCGGCGAACATTGCGTCCTTCTCGCCGTTGATGATCCGCTGGCTCAGCTGGAACAACTCGTAGTTGTTGTAACCGAGCATTCGTCCATACATGATATGGTTATCGTACCGACGGCAGTTGAACCCAACCAGCTTGAACTTGAGAAGCGGCTCAAGCTCTTCCGCAGTCGGGTTGATCATCCGAGCGACCTTCTTGGATCCCCTGACCTTCCAGTTCACAAGGAACAGGTTGGGGAACACCTCGACGTCCCAGAAGACAATATCGCCATCCGGATCTTTGCGCTTCTCCTGGACAATCTCACGGAACTCCTCCTCGTTCTTCTTGCCGCAGAAATGCATCTGCTCGATAAGCTTGAGGCAGTACTCGCTCTGATTGGTGGAGTTCGCAGCGAACCGAATAACGGTCGGCTTCATGACGCGAAGGTCGTAATCCATACCCTGCTCGTACGCATCGTCCAAGACCTTCTTGATGAAGTCCACAGACGGACGAGTGGCTGGATGGATCTCCTTCTTAAGGTTTCGAACAATAAGATCTCGGAGCGTGTCCTCGTTCTTCATCACCTGAACATCGATCACTTTGCGCTCCTTGAGTGGTAGCCCCTCCGATATCGTCGCAACCGGTATATCATTGCATAGCGACAATCGACGCCGGAGACTAGCCTTGCCCGAGAACACCTTGACTTCGATGTTGTCGTCGTACATGGCTGAGAGCTGCGTAGGATCGCCCTCGTAGATGTAGTGGAGGTGGATGCCGCTACCGCCTTTACTATACTCTGCATAGGTTGGCGGCCACTTGGACGCAGCTTCGAGATTGCGCTCCTTACTCTTTTCGCCGTCGACCTTAAGATCGAAATCGATGACGATATGATTGACCGGCGGTCTGACGTAGTGCTCTTCCTTCGTGTCGATGTCGCTGAGAACGGTGTCCACACTGTCCCATTTGCTAGCAGGTATTCCGTCCCGCGCCAACTGAGCAGGACAACTAGCGAGATCATCGTCAAGAAGAGACACAGACTTATCCAGTTCAAGACGGTACTCCTTCTTGGGTTCTGCGTGCAATTCTGTGATGTTGAACAGGTCGAGCTTGATTGACTGGTAGAAGTTGTTAACCTTCGATCCCGAGTCAGTTCGAGACTGTTGCTTGAAAATATGGAAGAACGCCTTGAACTCGTCCTTGAACTTGTTCTTAGGCATCCGATTGATGTTGCTCTCCTCGCAGTATTCCTGATACCGAGCATAAGCGGATCTGAGTGAGATTCCGCCGTCAAACTCGTCAAGATTATCCTCCACAAATGCGTACAAGAAGTTTGTCTTGTACATCATTGAGAGGGGTTTATATGCGTCATAGTAATGAGGACCATAATGCTTATAAACCTCGATGCAGTGCGTAGCGAGCTCACCGAGATGAGCGTAGATATCACGAACGAGTTGATCGTACTCACCATGAGGAACACGGTTTCCCGAAGGACAAATATCGATCAACCTCCGGATGAGTCCAGACTTGGTGTCCGTAATATGGATCGGAGAGTTGGTGCCCATGAAGACCATACAGTCGAACTTCATCTCGTAAGCCGACTTGAACTTCTCATCAATGGGCATCTTCTCGTGCGCGATAAGGCTGTTGAGAACCGTGTTATCAGCAATACGAGAAAGATTACCATCATGCTCTAGAGCGACGAGAGGGTTCGAAGCAAGCGGTGCCAGAGCGAAACGGTTGTTCCCACTAGCAAGTGCCTGCGACTTGAACGAGGCAGAATATCCCTCGAACAATCTCTCGATGATGTTGATGATCGTCGACTTACCCGAGCCGCCCTCACCGTAGAAGACGAAGAACTTCTGGATCCACTTCGAATCGCCTTCGAATATAGATCCAATAGCCCATTCAATCTTACGACGGTTGTCCTCATCATACAGGGTCGAGACAAGTTTGTCCCAACTATCGGTCGGACCAGACTTCAGAGAATATGGAAGTCTCTTACTCGCATAGTCTTCACGACGAGGTTCGTCGTCCGCAAAGACCAGTTTCCGATCCAGTTGTGTAAATGAGTCAGGGAGGTTCTTGATCCATCGACGATAGATCGTCCAACTCTGAGAATTATACGAACTCATCAAGGAAAGGTTAACATCGCCAGAAAGCTTACTCTGTTGCTCCTGATAGAGCTTCGTAAGCTCAGCGTCAACCAGCTCCTGAAGGTCGTACTCTTCCGTAGACCACAGACCCTTACGAGGGTCCCACACAGCGTAGAAGTCGCCACCTCGGACCATCACGTCAGTCATGCGACCAACGCGGAACGATGGGGTCACCCGCCACTCGTTCTTCTTGCCCTGCTGGACTGTCGCTTTCACGAAATCCATCGCGGCTCCTTTCTATCAAATGCGATACGTGGCCCTGATCCAGTAGTTCGCCTGGGTCCACATGTCAAGCTCGCTTTGGACCGGAATACGGCCCTCGAGCTCGGGGAAGTTTAGATATGCCGAATCCGGCAGAGGGAAGAACGAACGTCGTCCATCCATAAGTTCTGACAGAATATGCTCAACCTCGAGCCGGGGCTGCCCAGCCGGCTCTTGGAGCTCTGCATCAGAATACTGCTCGAGACCGGCGTTCTGGAGAAGTGTCCAGAACCATTCGACCGGATTCGAGATACGAATAGACAATCGTTCGCTCAGAGATACCAAGACCTCGAGAATCGAGACCTCAGAATCAACCCAGGACTGCGGCACATCCCGCTGAGTCTCATACGCAAATGTCTCACGCATGTACTGAGCATGACCCACCTGGTTGTCGTCCATCACGTGCCAGACGACGAACTCGCTCTGGAAGAGAATCTCGAGAAGAATCCAGTGAGTCTTCGCAAGATTCTTAGTGAAGCGATCCATGCCCGTCTTCTTGACGAGCCACTCAAAATATACTTCAGTCAAGGGTCTTCACTCGATTCATGGGGATCTCCTGCTCCTCGAGAAACTCCTCAAGACCGCAGTTGTGGAAGAACAGCTGAATATCAGTCTCTTCACGGAAGTTGCGAAGATACTTCACGCTTCGAGTCTCGTCAACATCGAAGTCAACCATATCGTCGATGGCGTTCTCGATGTAAGCCTTGGCTCGAATATCGGGAATGATGGACTCGTCGTCCGCAAGGAACAGAAGGTTGTCATCAGCCAGGTAGTGCATCTCGAAACAGGGGAACTCTCCCCAACCACGCCAGAAGCTGTCTTCGGTGACGCGAATGATAGGAAGCTCATGCTGCTCGTAACCCATGTAGAGCTTCATGACTGCCTGCGCCTCGTCATCGAACATATATGCGTCCACCGGCGGATCCGGGTCGATCGGCATATCGATATCGTCCTCGAGAGGAGCGACCTGGTCGAAGTCAGGCGGGTTGGTCCACAAGGATCCGCGCTGTTGATCCTGCATCGCCTCATACTCGTGTCCGGGGATCGGACGACCGAGCATGTCGGTGTGCTTGGACTTCACCGGCTTGACTTCCTCACCATTCTTGATCCTATCGGTCTCAAGCTTGAGCTTGGTCTCGTAGAAATGACGAATGGCTTCAACTTCCTCGGAGAGACGAGCTTCGTGCTCCTTCTCTGCGAAATGACGAGCCGTTAGGGCTCCAACGAGAGCACCGACCGCAAAGGCCAGCGCCACCTTCACGGTGGTGTTCATTTTAGTGTCCTTTCTTTCCTAGTTCTTAGATCTGGTCCCAGATGACGCCCTGGACGTTGGGGTCGATAATCCAGGAGCGGTAAACCTCGGTCGAGTCACCATCACCGACGTAATCATCGATATAGTCACCGATGTTAAGATCCACGTAGTTATCGCCGTTCCGATCGTAGGTCCAGCCAACCACAGCACCAGCAGGAGTACGGCTGATACCAAGGGCATCGTAAACCTCATTGAGGAAGACATGGCCTCGGGCCACGAGGCGATCGTTGAAATATGCCTGGGTAGTTGAGAGCATGATCTCATCGTGATCGCGATTGCCCTCCCAATCCTCGCAGCCGGGGCCGTAAACCCGAGCATAGGGAGACAGGCCTTCGATATCGATCCGATGCGGTCGAATGCCCATCGCCTTGAGATCTTCGAGATCCTTGACGATGGGTTTGTCATCACCCGCCTCCTCAGGAACAAACTCGTCCTGAGAGCGCTCGTTGACCCAGTTCTGCATCTTGCGGACACCCTCAGATCCGAAGACCTCAGCAATGCCAGCCTTGTAGTTCTTGAGAGCGCGGTCTACGGCAGAATATGCCGCGACAAGTCCGAGGTAACGACGAGTCTGAATGGCGTGTCCAGAGACAATAAGCGCCGCACCGCACGTCGTGAACAGAAGAGTCTTGCGATATGCGAAGAGGAAGTTCTTGGCAATCTTGGCGCCGAGAATACCCTTCGCCGAGATATAAACGCGCTTGTCCTCCACGGTCTCGCTGGTAATGGTCGACCAGGCGCCAAGGTGCGCGGCAAGCTCTTCGTTCTCGGAGGCAGCCGAAGTCTCGAGAGCCGCAGACACGACTCCGGCGCTCATTGCAACGATTCCCGAAGCAATGAGGATATGCGGCGAGTGCTTGCTGAGTTTCATTCCGACCTGTGAGAATACACGGGTCACAGTTGAAGTATTCATGGTTCTCCTTAGTTCTTGATCTTGCCGCTAGCGACAAACTTCTTGAAAATGGCGACGACTTGAGCGTCATTCATCTTGTCGACGCGCTTCTGCCAATGCTGTCCGTATAGCTCACGAAGCTTCTGCTTCATCTCAAAAATACTCATCAGATCTTCACAGGCCTTTCAAGGTCGAGGATGTATCCGTCACGAACACGGCGGACCTGAGCTGTAGCGAGCGTTCTCCACCCCCAGTTCTCGTCCACATGAGTTGAGGTGATCCCAGCGAGGTCAAGTAGATCACCGACGGTTGCGATGTCGAAGTTCTTAATCTGATCATTGAGCCTATCCAGGACCTCATAGGCCTCAACACGGCTGGTAAACACAATCTCGCCAAAGTCGTGGCTTCGTCGAGCCTCTCGCGACAGTTCTCGGCGGTCACCAGGACCATCGTCTGGAGGCGTGACTCGAGATCCTGAGCTATAGACTCGGTTGTAGGGTGTGTAGCCGCGCGTAGAGATCCGAGAACTCGACATGGGACGCCCTCGAGATTCTCCATAAAGTGCTCGCTCGATCGCGTTTGTAACCACATCTGAAATGAGGGACTTTGCGGTTGGGATGACAACATCTTCGAGCAGGAAGCTACCAATAGATCGGGCGTCATCTGCGATAAATGCGCTTTTGACACGACGGATGATGGAAGGCTTCCGCTGAACAGCAGAATTGGTGACGGGTTGTAGTTTCTGCTTCCCGGGCTCAGTGGTTTCATCCTTCTTAGGCTCCTGGTTTGACGGGAAGCTATCGCGAGTTGGAATATCGCTCATGTGTGGTCTCCTTAAAATGAAAGACCTATCCACCGTGTTAGGATGGATAGGAAATAGTCACTCGGACTCGTCTTCTTCAGACTCGTCACGAACAGCGGCCTTGACGTTTGTCACGATGTCGCGAATCATGCGGTAGTTGGTATTCACGAACCGGTCGGTAACCGTCTCAGAGACGACAAAAGAAATCGCGTAGCGACCGACCGCAAATGCAATCTTCGCAGGGAGTTTTACAGGTGCGGGAGCGATGGCGACGAGAGTCTTACTGACGACTGAGTCGACGGCCCACCAGATCGGGAGACCAACGAGACCTTTGATAGCTGTCTCGGGAGTCATGTCAATGTTGTTGTCCATGATGGTGTCCTTTCAAATATGAGTATGGGGTGGTCATTATGGAGTATGTATTTACCGCGGGGCCCGCCGATCTCAACGAGCCCCGTCAGCAAATATGATCACTCACCCATGAGCTCCTTGCGCACATCCTCGGTCAGAAGCCCGCTATCGAGCATCTTCTTCTGAGACTCGTTGAGCTCGGCAGAGATTCCCGATGGCATGATCTCATTGAAGAACGTCTCCATAGAGGACTGGTTCTCAAGAAGGTCGAAGAGAAGGTCCTCGAACGCCTTAGACTGGGCGAAGGCCTCAGTCTGCTCAGCATTCTTGACGAAACGACGACCGTCCTCAGACTTCTTACCATAAGCCCCGAGAAGGAAGCTCTTGAAGAACGAATAGATCTTGAAGTTGTCTCCCTCTCGCATCAGATTAACGAGATGGTTTCGAAGACCTCCCTTAACAGAAATCTCCTGCTCGAGGATCTCACTCTTCGAGTAGTGGAAATATGCAATCTCCACGTACTTGTTACCGTCGAAGTCCTCGGCTACGATCTCTCGCTTGAGCATGGTGTCTACCTTTCTGTTGTGTGTAAAAATGAAAGACCCATCCACCGTGTTAGGGCAGATGGGTATGGTTCACTCTTCCTCTGAAGAGGTCTCCGGCTTGGCTTCAACAATCGTGGTCACGAGGTTGCCGTCTTCGTCCTCCGTAGTGGTGATCTCGACAGAGTCGTCCTCGATAGCGTCCAGAATCTTCTCCTTAGGCGCAAGAGCGATCGCTACAGCACCAGCTGCAATAGCAACCCCGCCCCAAACGAGGAGGGGGTGATTTGCAGTGAATGTTGTAACAGCGTTCAGCGCCCGGGATGCGAAGTTGGGCTTCGGGGAGTCCTCGTCGATGGCGTTTACGGTGGCGGGCTCGACAACGACCTCGGGCTGAGTTGTGTCAGACATTGGAGTGTCCTTTCTGTGGTAGGTGGTCATTATGGCAAATGTTTTCCTCGCGGGTTACCCGACTTTCCACCAGTCGGCGGTCGGCTCTTCCTTGAAGCGGATACCCACAGCGGGTCGTCCGTCAGGCGTGAGCAGACCCATATAGTCGACTTCGCACTTGGAGTGGATCGTCCACCCAAGCTGATCACCCATAGCATTCTGCTCAAGCTGAACGAGACTATAGAAGTCGTTAAGACTTACTGGATTTCCTTGGATGAGATCGAAGTTGATATCGTTAACAGCCTTCTTGATATCTTCAAGAGTACTGTCGAAATACCTACCAGAGTATGTGTCGTAGCACAGGAACTTACCGTCTCCGACGACAAAAGTCTCCTTGGCAGGTCCTTGATATACCTTTCCTTCACGCTGCTTCCGAGCCAGGAGCTGATCGCTCTCCTCGAGGGTCGCTTCGTCCGTAAGGTTTCGAATGTCCTCTCGGTAGTGGGTCACAGCCTCCGCAGCCAGCGAATATGCAGCTGCAAGAGCGGCGCGACGACGAGCTGATACAACGTTCGCCGCAACGATGCACGAAATGGTCGCAGCGCCCAGCACAGCCGCTGGAATGTACAGCTTCCAGGTAGCGCGTACCTTATCGCGGAGGGTTGCCTCTTCTGGGAGATCATGTAGGCAATCCCGGATGGGCACGGCCGCACGATACGCTGCGACGGAAGTTCCGACCACGCCAGCCACTGCGAATCCTGTGAGGATATGTGGGGCGTTTCGATTGAGAACAGCGAGAGCTGGACGTATGGTTTTCTGGATGGTGTTGACATTCATGGTTCTCCTTTGGTAGTGTCGTAAAATGAGACCCTATGCTCTATGTGGAACAGCTAGAGCATAGGGTTTTTCTCACATCCTCGTGGTGCTTTCTATATGGGCTCCTTTCGGAAATGGTGGTCATTATGAGTCGTGTTTTTCCCGCGGTGTAGACGTTTCGTGGGTTCCAACGATTGTCGCCAAAACAATCATGATGATCGTGACCCAAACAGCCACCACCATTAACACTCCGAAATACGCATTAGGCGCTGCGTTCCACATGATGGGTGCGGTAACCAACATCGAGAGAAGGCCCATGACAATGATGTAGGTGTAGAGAACTGCGACTAGAGGTTTCATGGTTGTCACTCTCCCTTAGAATAACCGATGGCGTCGAAGAACAGGATGAGGATAATGGTGGTGAAGAACCATATGGCGACCGCCTTACCGAATATACCGAAGACGCTATGGAATAGAATCCCATAGACGAGTAGCCCATACATTCCTAGGATGAGGGATACTCCGAGCCATCCGGCGATGTCCCTATACATGGTAGCTCCTTTCAAAAAACTCTATCCGCCGGGTTAGGGCAGATAGAGATCGATCACTTGTGGGTCGGTTTGCACTGGCAGAACTTGGACGTCTTGGGGCTCTCGGGAGCCTCGGGCACGTCGGCAAGGACTACGCGCTCGGTCTGGAGCTTACGATTTGCAATCATACTTTTCATCGTACGGTCCAAGACACGGTTGACGTAGAACTTACCGGCGATGCCGACAGCAAGGCCAAAAGCGGTGGCGACAATCTTGGGGTTCATTTGGTGGTGTCCTTTCAGATAGGTGGTCATTATGCTACATGTTAATTTCGCGATCTGAAAATCCACCCCGGGAATTTTTGGGTTTTTGAAAACCTGATGGCCCGCGTCAAAGCCCTATACGCTATGGTGTGAATATAACGTACAGGGCTTTGAGCGGTTCATGGTCAGATGCGAATCTTCGACACGAACCCTACAGCCTTCGAAACAACCGGATGAAGCTGCTCGTAATTCAAGATAAGCAGAATCCCGCTCACCGAAGCACAGGCCGATAAGACAGCATCTGGACTCGGAATCCACCTCTTCTTCTGGTTGAGGGAATGGAGAGTCTTGATGTCGTCTAGGACGGCTTTATACTCGGGTGAGCCAGGAAGATGCTCCTCAAGCATATACTTAAGAGCTTCCTCTTCGGCGACTTCGGAAAGCGAAGGGGTTTTGTCAAACATGGCGGGGCCTTTCGTGAGTGGGGCTCATTAAACGCCAAGTTTTTATCGCGTCTCGGGGTCCATTCGACGAACGTCCAGAGTCATGACGCCTCGCTTGAGAACATCCTCGGTGGGCGTCTCGATCTTTGCGTACGTCTCGTTCTCGGGCGTCACGTGGAGCACCCCGTCCTTAGGCGGCTCGTAGTTCTTGCTCGAGAGACCGAGCAGAGCACCCAAGAAGGTGTCAATCGCAGTGATCGTGGCAGCGACCTCAGTCGAGGCGGGGAGGCCCCAGATCTGAGCAACTGTCAGATAGAGAGTTGCGGTAGCGGGCAGAACGATGAGAGTCACAAACTTCAGTCGGTCATACCACTGGTTACTCAGAGTCATTCTCTCTCCTAAATGCTGCGGCCTTAGACTTTCTTCGGAAATCTCTAGTGATCTCCATTGGTGTGGAGCGCTTGATCGGCAACTCCTTCACCTCTTCAAACAGCTTTTCAGCGAGGCCGTTTCCGCCGAATGCCGAATATGGCTTGATGAGGTACTTGACGAGATCGTCATATTCATCTTTGAGAATATAACCACGATCCAGATAGGTCATACACAGATGAACTATACGATCGTGAGCGAGCCCCAGCATGAGTTGGGTCTGGGCGTCATGTCGGGCTGAACGAGCCTGAATAAACGCCCAGAAACCACTACTCGCTAGAACTGAAGCCGAAATCGTAATAACGAGCTCCAGTGCATGCGGCACGGATACCTCCTACGTGTATGGGACCACCAAGGGATATGATCCTACCGCTCTGGCTTGGGTTAGCCGATTGCGAATACCGGACGGACGCCGTGAGTCTCGTTCTGGACACCATCCCCTGAGAACCGAACAGTCGAGCCCCCTCCGATGTTGCTAGCTTCAGCCCCATAAACACTGTATGTGTTAATATAGGTCTGATCCCGAAGCCAGAAATCAGAATCCCCAGGATTCCAACCCATAGAGAATAGCTGAAGCTGTCGACTAGAGACCTCATGAAGTCCGTCAGAACCGATCCCCGAAGTCGCAGAGACTCGAGTCCCGTAAATCATGATCTCATTAGGAATGATGTACTTAACTCGGGGGTCAATCGACTTCGACTTGATAGTCGGGGAAACGAATCCGCCGCCCTCATTCATCTGAGACTGATACGAATCGACGTGTAACCGGATCGTATTGCTATCGAACACGCGAATCACATAGTCATCGCAGCCGTTAATGTTCTGCCAGACCTTAGATCCCCAGAACGAGTTAGTCGACGAGGCGGTCGTATCGTACATCTGCTGTCGATACAGAGGACGATCGGGCATAACAACGATATGTGGAGTAGGCAAGGCGTTGTTGACATTCCAATAGTTGAAATCAACAATACGCCACGCCATGTTGTTGTTGAACCAATAATCGCCCAGCCAGAGACCTTCAAACGTCCCCGAGGTGATCGCCTTATGTTGTTCGGGCGAGATCCGCACGCCGAGATTTCGCCCTCGAATGATGTTCTTATGCATCTCGGGGCTCCCGGTCAGGAGAGCGAATACGAGATCGTCAGCAAGGATCGTCTTGGTTCCTCGATCACCGTCGGTGATGAAGACATCATTGGACTTGACAGTCTTAACCCTTGCGAAATCCTTAATCTTCATAATAGACCTTCCTCAACCAACGCAGACGCACGCCATATACCATGAGGTGCCATTTGAGTTGATGTAGTTAGAAATTCGCTTCTGGCAATCGACCGCCAACCAGCTAGTCGCGAGTATGGGATCACTCAGCAGCTTGAAGCGGTCGCGAGGGAGAAGTTCCGCGGAGGTGTCGCCATTCGTATCATAAATACGATCCGGATCGATCTTGAACAGACGGTATTGAACATTCCCGTTCTGGGGGTGAGAGTCTGACCCGACTAGCGAGCGCATAGAAACCACGCGGTTTCCAAAGACCTCAACTTCATTCGGCAGAAACACACTGACCATCTTCTCGGGCGCTGACGCTATAATACCGTTATTCACAGAAGCTGAATTATGCTTGTAGATCCCGACGATCGCAGCGCCATTAGCCCACCAGTGATCGATACAGGTACTCTGAATATCTGATGCGCCAGTGATGGCGAAATTACTGCCCCAATATCCGCTAGCATTGGTGTTGGTTGAATACATCGCACCGCGAGTGGTTCCGCTCGTGCAGCAAAGAACCATGTGATTACGCGTCACGCGTCCGGGCTGCTTGTAGTAATTGAAGTCAACAATATACCACTTGCGATTATTCTTGTCCGTATACCAGTCTCCAATTACCGGGGGTTTCCAAAGCGAATCGACCCCAGCTGGCTTATACTCGTAGTTGCAGCCAGCTCGAACCCAAGCGATATCAGCTTCGGGAATTGCTCCCGTAGGGTGTTGAGCATCAGCGTTCCGACCCCAAGTAGTTCCGCCGTTAGGGTATGGGTTGGTCGCCATGAATGGGTTGACAACCATAGCCAGCAGTTCGAGCTTAGACACCTGGTTCAGAATAATGCCCAAACCCTTACCCGGAGCCCCAGTAGGACCCTTTTCTCCCTGAGGCCCCTGAGGGCCGGGAGGACCGGCAGGCCCCTGAGGACCGATAGGACCAGCTTCGCCCGTAGCTCCCTGAGGACCTGGAGCGCCTGTAGGACCGGGGAGTCCGTTAGGACCGGCGTCGCCTCGAGGGCCCTTTTCACCGGGAGGACCCTTATCGCCAGTCGGTCCCGCAGGCCCCTTATCGCCAGTCGGACCCTTAGCGCCGGGAGTACCGCCTCCACCAGCCCCTCCAGCACCAGGAGGCCCAGGAGGCCCCTGAGGGCCGGCGGGACCACGTTCGCCCGGATCACCTTTTGGACCACGTTCGCCGGGATCACCTTTTGGACCACGTTCGCCGGGAGCGCCGTTCTGGCCGGGCTCGCCCTTGGGTCCGGGAGGACCCTGCTTACCCTCGATACCGCCACCAACGTCGCTGATGACGTAGCGCTTAAGGTCCTCCATATATAGCGTGTTCGTACCGGTATCAGTATCGACCACGAGAGCGTCCGCAGGGGACGTGTTGACTCGGTCGGGATACTTGCCATTCCACCGAGTAGGCTTAATATCAGGCATCGATTACCCCTTACTGCAACTTGTAGACTCGTCGACCGATAACTGGAGAGCCCATAGAATCGAACAGTGTGAGACCGTTATTATCTTCGATGGTATCGTAAATAAGGCGCTCGTCATCCGAGCCCTCGCCGAGAAGCTCCCTCATTCGGTCGATCTGCATCTGAAGCTTTGCCGCCTGGTTACCAGACAGCTTGTCTTCCATATAGAGAACCCACTCGTCGTACTTCTGCTTGAAGCTGGCGAACAGGTCCCTCTTCGCGTCATCCGTCACCTTCTGAGCGTCTGTAAACCAGTGCTCCCAGGAAGAACGCCACTCGTCGACTAGCGTGTCGATCTGCAACGTCTGGAGCGGCCCCGTGATGAACGGGCAGGACGACGTCCCTCGGTTGTTGACGATCGACCAGGCGTAGATGTTAGGAACCCCTCGGGTCACTCGAACATATGCGAGAGGGAACTGCCCCTTAACGTTTGAGTTATACAGAGCGGGTCGCTGCGGACTCTTGGACGGGGTTCCCTTGATCGCCTTGAACTCGGATCGTCGGACTGTCGGGTTCTTGTCGACCTCGATAACGATGGCGTCGATACGATCGTAAAGCGTATCCGGACCATCGATATTCAGTCGGAAGTCCTCGCTGTTGTCGATCCACGTATCCATGAACCAGGCTCGCCCCGGCTTGATGGTTACGAATGATCCCGTGGTAACATTGTTTCGTCCCGCAGAGACCTCGAGGGCCTGCCCGACGTTGAGGAAGATACCATCGGTAATGATCCCTCGAAAAAGCGATCCGAACTGATCAGCGGAGTATTTTCGGTCCCCATTCGTGGAACTATAAAAGCCATAAGTAACCGCCATAGTTACCCCTCTTGATTGTAGTAGGTTTCGAATGTGGGGTATTCATTCCAACCCTCATCGGGGGTGTATGAACGAATATACTCAGTCACTCGACCGACACTCATGATGCCAAGTCGGTTCTGGATTTGGACGACATCTCCCATTTTGAAGTCCTCGCCAAACTTCCACTGAGAAGTGGGGACTAGCTCGCCATCGTAGACACTTGTTACGGTGTGATCGACCAACTTCTCTCGTCCGCGCTGCTCGAGCATGGCGAGATACTCTTGGGCAGAGATGATCTTGTTATCCGCATCCTTACTCTGAATATCTCGAGCATCGATGAATATCTCTTTTCGACGCCACCCCGAGTTAGTCCTAGCCTGGAAGATCGCAGGAGTTCCCTTTCGGTCCGCCCAACGACCCTTTCGGTCTTTACCCTCACCTTCACCAGCGACATACGCGATAGTCTTCTCTTTCTCCGCCGACGTCAGATACTTAGTCTTCCTAAGATTGTCGTAGTCGGGAGAGAAAATCACATACGGATTCTTTTGCTGGTTGAAATGTCTCTCTACACCCCAATAAAGCTGGAACTGGTATCGTTCCATACGAGGAAAGGTTGGACGATATGGCATTCGATAGCCGACATGTCGTTCTTGACATAGCTTTTGGATAAGCTCGAGGCAGTTATCGCCGGTATACTGAGCGCTGATCTTTCCGCCTTGATCGGCCGGCATGTTTTCAGGCCAGATCCAAGTCAGCTCATTCATCTTACGGGCGGAATTCTGAGGATTCAAGACGTTCTGATTCAGAATACCAAAGATGACATTCATGAAGCTGTAGTTGACGATCATCGTCGTTGGAATGATCCGACGGTCTAGAAGCGAGTCATACGTCCGCCCTTTAAGTGTCACATAATCGCCCTGATCCTCGTCCGTGGTCATCTCGATCGATTCGATGAGCATGTAGTCGCCGGATGCAGGGAAATAAATCCCATCGTGATGTTCGATGGGACCCTTCATAGCCTCGTCGGCCGGAATCTTCAACTCGAAGTCTCCGCACTTATTGTATCGAACCGTCCAAATTGCGGAGCTAATCTTGTCGATGACACGTTTGGTATTCATGTCATAATCCACGAGAAATACGTGCATATTATACTCCAGAATATCGAACTTCGACCTCGAGTGAGACCAACATATTGTCTCGACCCTCTTTGGCTTGGAAATACAGGACGTTCCGTCCAGGTCGGACGGTAAGCCAATCGTTATTCAGCGGAATGCACTGGATAATGTTGATCTCATTCCATGTTCCGGCCCTGCGAAGCGTAACGTGTTTGTTTCCCTGCTGCGAGGTGATCGTTACGACGTCGCCTTTATCGAGTTGTGTCTTTTGACCAATACGATCGAAGTATTTGGTGTCGACATAGAACTTTTCAGCAGTAAATCGATTCCAAATAGAGAAGTCCTTAACCGTACCAGTCGCAGCGACCGTGATGGTTACTCCGGTTTCTGCGTCACCCGAATAATCGATAAGAGTCTCAGACTCTGACTTTCGTTTAGAGATCTCGATCGTCGGACTAGTCGGTGTCGGGTCCTGAAACTCGAACTCCATATTTGGCTCGTCGAGCTGGAAAGGGAATACCTCATAGCGGCTAGCGCCGAGACCGTGAAAGAACGGATCAGGACAGATGATCGAAATAGCGACCTCTTCCTTCTCCGTAAATATAACCGGATCTATGGATTCAACCCAACCATTAATGCAAAGATGCCGATAATCGGTGTGAAACTCGAGTTTGACTTCGCGACTCGGCTGAAAAATGCGATAGAGCTTATGACGAGCGCGCTCCACGTCGGGTTGGGTCAGGAGACCCAGGGTGAGCGAGATGTTTCGCCCGCCCACCCTAGCGCCATTGAAAGCATCGCCGTCATTGGAAGCGATCGATGATGTATGAATGGTGGCTTTAGCGGGCCCAATGCCATCGACGTTGAGCACCGCTATACCATCTTCATAAGGATCGTTCAGTGTAAGCTCCAATCGCTCTTCCGCGTAGGAAATCGCAGCGATGGACTTAATCACCGGTCAAGAACCCCCTTAGCCATTGACAGCTGATTCTTCGTCTGGCGATAAATCTCTGTAGGAGACAACGCCTTCGGAGATGTGTTGTTCTGAATGAACTGAATCTGTGTGGGCTTCTGCACCCGTTTTTGCTCCTCTTCCAGAGCAAGTTGTTTACGCATGATCTCGTTAAGCATGTAGGTCGTGACGAGACGTCCGCCTCCATCGCGAATCCCCCATCCTGCGAGATCACGGTGACGTTCCTCAAACGAGCGCCATCCCTCAAGACTGACCCCCGCCTTAAACATTCCGGACGTATTCGAAAGAGCCTTACGAACACTCTTCATGTTTAGAACGGGTTTGATCTGAGGTCTAGCCAAGACCATCTCGTTGAGCTTCTGCTCTTCGACGGCCTTCTGGAAGGATTTGATCGACTTGATCGCCAACGTACGTGTAGACTTCTCAGCGTGAGGCGTATTGTTGTTCACACCTACGATGAAGCCCTCGACCACGTGCTTACCGACCTTCTTGAACTCTCGAGAAGGAGATTTAATCCCGAGGGCCCACTTGGCGGCTGCGAGGGCACCCTGGGCCATGCTGGACGCAGTATCCTTAACGGACTGAATACCATTATTAATGGCGTTCTTAGTTCCGTCAATGATGGCTTGTCCGATACCCTTAGCCTTCTCCTTGACTTCGGAGACCTGTTCCTGAAGTGCGAGCTTTCCCTGGTGGATGAACTCCTTGATCAGGTCTCGGATGGCCTTTCGGAGGGCCGGTCCATTATCGTGCAGCGCCTGAGTCATGGCGTTGATGAAGTCGATAACCAACTTCCAACCAGCGTCTACAATCTCAGGGAGCCTTTCACGAACAGCCCCAATGAAGTTGAGCACAATATCAATCGCGATGTTGGTGGCTTCACCAACGTGGTCCCGCATAGCTCGAAGGAAGGCCAGAATAATCGTCCAACCCGTATCGATGATGTTCGGGATACACGTCTTAGCCGCTTCACAAAGACAATTGATAATCGTAATGGCAAGCTCGGTGAACTTAGGCAGGAGTTCAATGCCCGCATCAATCATCGAACCGATGATCGTTACAAAGTTCGCCTTGATTGTCTCAACATTATTGGCGAGGGTCGTCGTGAAGTTGACAAATGCCTCGGCGAGGGTTGTTCCGAACTTCGGAATCGATTCTGCCAGAGCATCTAGCGTCGCCTTAAGAGCGTCGAGTCCGACGGTCCCAACTGCGACCAGCGTTCCCAACCCTGCGGCGAACAGAAACACGCCAGTTCCTGCCAAAGCCACAGCCAAACCGATGGCCATAATAGCTGCGGCAAGACCCATGAGTGGGAGAACCACAGGGGTCACAGCATATCCGGCGATCACGAAGACCGCTAGAGTACCCGCGAGCATCGCAAGACCCTTAGCAATCTCGCCCCAGGAAAGCTTACTGAAGCCCATGAGTACGGGATAGAGACCCATGAGGGCCGCAGCGACCACACCAAGGGCGATCGCACCGGGGAGAGCGAATGTCATAGCCGTAACGCCCGCAGCGAGAATCAACAGAGTCCCGCCGAGCATCACCATAGATTTACCAATCTCGCTCCATGACATCTTTCCCCACTTCTCCATGACTCCGCCGATAACCTTAAGACCGTAGGCAGCCACGACAAGTCCGGCAGCGGCAAGAAGTCCAGTGGGCGGAACGAGTGCCATGAATGCTCCAACAGCTGCTAGAGCAACACCCATAGAGATAAGACCCTTAGCGAGAGTCTTCCAGTTCTGCTTTCCGAGGTCTATAACGACATCGGAAATTCTCTCGATCGCCATCGCGATGATGAACAACCCAGCAGCGCTTAGAAGGCTACTAGCTCCTCCTGAGAAATGAGAGAAGGCCGCTACCGCCGCAAGAATGACGACAACTGAACCAAGACCCTTGGCTAGTTCCTTCCATCGAGTCTCACCGAGCTTCTTAATCGGCTTGACAAGCATATCGATGGCGAAGGCGATAGCGACGATGGCCAAAGCTCCTCGAATTGTCGATCCGGTGCCAGCGAACTTCATAGCGATCACGATTGCCGCTAGAAGCACGAGAACAGCACCAAGACCTTTAAGAAGCTTCTTCCAGTCGATCTCACCCAAGCGTTCAACAGCGCCGACCAACATCCGAATCGCAAATGCAATAAGGATCATAGCCGCAGCGGCTTTAAGCGAGGATCCGTTATCCGAGTCCATAAACTTCATAGCGAGCGTGATGCCCGCGAGAAGCGCGATCGTAGCGCCAAGACCCTTAAGAAGGCCCTTCCACTCGATCTTGCTTAGCTTTTCCACAGCACTCGAGAGAACTCGAATGGCGAAAGCAATAAGCACCAACGCTGCTGTAGCCTTGATAATATCGGTGGTACTCTTAGTATCAACGATACTTGTGAACATGGCCAGCGATGCGCCAAGCTGTCCCATCATCACGGAAATAGCACCGGTAGCCTTCAGGAGTGAAGACGCCGGAATCCGAGAAATGGTGTAAACACAAGCAGTCAAGATACCGATAGCAACCGCGATCGTCATGAGCTGAGCGACCTTGAGGCTGGTCTGCATCTCTTTAAGAGAGTCGGTCAGCTGCGAGAAAGCATCTTTGATTCGAGTAATCAAGCCGGGAGAATCATCTCCGCCCTGCTTAATCTTATCGATGATACCCTTAACGCCGCCCATCACGTCGGAGAACTTCTTAAGCGCTCCGAGACCGCCAACAGTCAGAAGACTCTTCAAGATATCGTCCAGAGACATGCCGCTGGCAATCTTACCGATAACCTCGAAGACCTTGTCAAAGGCCGACTTGATGTATGGGGCGACCTTCCGGACTACCTTGAGAAGTCCCTCAAACGCGGCCTTAAGTTTCTCAAGTACGAACTTGGCGCCCTCGCCGGATTTCTGAGCGACGGTTAGCGCCTGATCATATCGAGTGAATACTCCGAGGACCTTGGAAATGGCGTCCTTGACTCCCGACATGGAGTCCTTGAAGCCTTCCCAAGCGGCCTTAAGTCCCTCAACAAGGTGAATCGACTTAGCCCAGTCTCCAATAGCCTTAACTACGCCGCTGACGAATGATATGATAGACCGGATAACGCCCGAGACGATGTCGCCGAAACCCTCAATAAAGCGCTGGAGACGTCCTGAACCTGTGAGGAACTGATCCAGGCGTACCGCAAGATCCCCGAGCTTTGCCGAGAACGACAGCACTCCGCCAGCACCAGATCCGAAAGCTGAGAATATCTTCCCGAAGACAACACCTACAGACTTTACAATCGTCACGCCGATATGAAGAATCGAGAATACACCCTTGAAGGCGCGAGCGATCTTATCGATGGTTCCTTGACTGGGAACGAGCTTCTGGATAAATGTCGAGAAGCCGTGAGTCATCTTCAGAAGGGTCTGCGCAGTCATCGGCGGAAATACCTGTTGCCAGGCCTTACCAATGGCCGAGAAGAGCGGAACAATTCCCTTGACAGTGTTTATCAGAGCATTAATAACTTCGGTACGACCGCCGAGGTCCTTCCACCCCTGAAGCATCTGGTTTCGAGCTTTAGACATACCCGAAAGAGTTCCAGTGATGGCATTCCCGACGGTGGTCCACAGCTGGGAAGCTTCCTCGAAGTCGCCGAGTAGAATTTGCCAGGTCTCAGCCCATCCAGACCCCATCTCCTCTTTGACCACATCGACCAACTGAGAGAAGGTCTTGATCTTGGTGGCGGCGTCCAGACCAGTCTGGGCAAGCTCTTGAATCTGGGCGATTTCCTCATCGGTGTAACCCATTGTTCGGAGCTGCTCTTCGTTATACTCCCCCGCCATCTGAGACAGAGTTTCGAGCATAATCGAAGAATCGAGCCAACCTTTGGAGAGAGATGCTCGGAAGGATCCTTCTTTAGCAATCAACTCGTCGACGTGAACTCCGTGCGCCCTGGCAGTCCTCTTAAGAGCGTTCTGGAACTGCTCGCCGCCCATTCCGGCGTTCTCAACAGACATCCAGTCCTGAAGCTTAACCGTTCCTGAAGAAATGGCCTGAGACATCTGGAACATCGCTCGAGAAGCCTCTTGCGAGTTAACACCAGCGACAGCCGCGAACTGCGAAAGTCCCTTAATTGCTGAGGTGGATTCTTTAAGTCCCACGCCGGCAGCCGTGAACAGCGATGCGTTCTTCGTCATGTCCGAGAACGAATAAATCGTCTGGTCAGCGTAGTTGTTGAGTTCCTTCAGAGCCGCGTTAACGGTCTGAATAGACTCACCTTTAGACTTGGTGTTGTTCAGAATAGTCTGAACCGAGTTTAGACCCTGCTCATACTCCGCGAAACCATCCTTCATCGGCTTGAATGAAAGAGAGTTAAGTGCGCTCCCCACCTTGGACGCGATGGTTGTCGCAATGTTACCGAGCGCAGTACCGGCAGCAATAGCTAAAGTCGAGAAGCCGTTGCGAGCACTTTCGAGTCCGCTAAGAATCGGGTTGAAGTTGACCTTATTGATGGCGCCCGAGACCTCAGCCATACCTTGCCCGGCACCCTTGAGGTTCAGCTTCTGCTTGAGCCTGTCTAGAAGGCCTAGGGACTTGTTGACGTTGTTGGAAAACTGGTCAGCGTTGAATTTCAGCGATACAATTCGCTCGTCAATACTAGCCACTCTTCAAAGCCCCCTCTACGTCACGTAGTATTTGTTCGAAAATAGGGCGCAAAGCCGGGTTGATATAGTCGACACCCCGGACGTAACCGCCGTTACGGGTTCCGTGGCCGTACTGAAGACCAACAGCCACGTTGAACCCGTTTTCGATGTGGTCATTCTTCCAAACGATCTCGGCGCTCTTACCTTTTCGTTTGACTTCATATGACCACGAGCCAGCAGTTCTGCCGGAGGCAACCGGAGTGGCTTTAGACAGCGCATTCACGCCCTTACTCCCAGCGGCGTCAAGAACCTTCAGGTACTTTCCATCGCGGAGTCCTTTCAACCAAGACTCAGTTCGGGAGTAGTCTCCAGTAGAGCTGAATGTAAAGTCCATCCGATTGCCTCCTAACTACCATTTTGACGTTTACGGCTGCTCTGCCCGATCGAGCGCCGAGTTGACTCGAGCATTGGTGTCAGGTCCGTAGATACCATCGACCTCGGCGCCTACTGCGGCCTGAACTGCCTCGACTGTAGCGTCGTGAGCCTCCTCCGAAGCATCGCCCCAGATTCCGTCCTGGTCGGTGCCCACGACAGACTGCGTAAACTGCACGCCATACGGGAAGGAGTTGCCTCCCCAGTTGGATGCGGCAGCAAGAGCATGGCAGCGAGCGCGGGTGTTAGGGCCAGCCACGTTGTCGGGAGTGGCACGAACAGCCCGCTGAAGGGCTCGAATGTCGGCGGGGCCAGAAGGCGCAGATCCCACAGAGGCTCCAGAGTCTGAGTACGCCGGACGGATAACGTACGCGATCGACTCGCTGCGAATCCGACGCCAGACGCCGTTACCAGCAGACTGCGAACCGTAGCTGCCAGATGACGTGTTACCCTCGATGGTCTGAAGCGTACCGCCGCCGAGGTTCTTCTCAACGAACCCGACGTGGTCAGTACCGCCACCGTCCCAGTTGAAGATGAGGACATCTCCCGGCTGGGCATCGTAGACAGATACGAAGTACGCCTCAGGATGCTGTCGAACCTTGTTGACGGTGTAGTCGGTATTGAAGGAGAACCCTCCAATGGCGTCGATCTGCCCACACTCGTCGAGGCACATAGAGACAAACAGCATACACCACCAGATGCTGTCAGAAGGTCCGGCAAGCCACAGCTGACCAGTCTTGTTGGCCCAGTAGCGACCGGCCTCTGAGCCTGGCTCAGGGTCGTCGGGAGCGTAATAGCCGATCCTTGCGGCTGCTCGAGCTAGAACCTGCTGTGCGACACTCACTGCATTACCTCCGTAGTCTGAGAGACATGAATACCGGCGTCCTCCATGGGATCGGTACCGATATGGACCTGAGGCGCGAAAGCCTCCTCAGGGTACTCTTCTGCGGAACTCATACTCTATCCTTTCGTTCCATACATCGCTCGGCGACGTTCGTTCTCAGCACGATAGTCTCTAGAAATTTCGTCTATGGGGCGCTTCGGCGCGTTAGGGTTGGCTTGCTCGTTCTTGATGTTGTTAATCCTGATAAGCATCAACAAACGATTTATGTTCCAAGTCTCGCATGAGAAGGGAATATCGAGAGCTACAAGCCAATAGTAGATTAACTCTGTGGTGGTTAATTCAGGGCTCTCTTTTTCTTTACCAGGACGAGTTTTAATCGTCGAAGCAGTCCTCGTATCCGTCATGTAGGAGAAGACCTGTTCTATATGTTTAGGTGTCAAACCTAAAATCAGGTCGTCGGAAATTTCTCCGTCAAGAGACATGCACCGGATGTAGTAGATCACTTCATCCATGGTTTCGGGAGGGTAGTGTAGAAACGCTCGTTTCCACTCAGACTCCCATTTTGACATAGACAACAAGCTATGCTCGAGATGGATAGTCCCGCCCCCACGATACTCAAAAGTTTCAGTCTCTTCGTTGTAGAATTCGATCGAATCAATTGTTAACGTAAGCACGGGACTATCCTAATCTAGATCACGGACCAACCTGGCCGGTGATACCAAGGGTCGCAAAGACCTCGTCGGGGAGGAGGAGCTTCGAGTCCTCGGAAGCGGTTCCATAGATCTTGTCGGTGATCTTCTTGAGATCAGCTGTCTGGAACTCGGACGCGAGAAGCGTGATGGACGAGACCGGGTTGAACCCAGCAAGAGGAACCGGAGTCGACTTGGCCTCCCACGAGAATGCGATGGGCTCGGGAGAGTCGTTGATAGACTCGTAGCCCTTCTCGGAAGGAGCGGCAAGAAGACCGTAGACCAGGTGGATCTTGTAGTCCGCGTCCTGACCATCGGTGTCGTTACCGACCTTGGTGCGGTAAGACATGGCGAAAGACGCGCGCTCCTGCTGTCCGACCTGGAGGCCCTTCTTGGGCGTGGAGACGCCGTCGCAGGCGAGGAACTCGTCCGGGTAGGTGTACGCCTCAATGGTTGCGGCGAACTCCTCTGCGGAGACCATGTTCAGGTACGCGATGTTGTCCGCGTACTTCTTGTTACCCTCTGCACCGGAAGGCTTCTCGGTGACCTTGGTAAGGCCGTTCCAAGCGACGCCCTTTCCGTAGGACTTCTTGGACTTGTCCCAGACAAACAGGACGCCATGGTCGACACCGGACTCATACCGGTGCTCTCCAATCTTGTCCCACTCGATGACTGCCATTCTATCTCCTAGTAATAGAGTCTGAAAACTTGATGGTAGAGACCGTTGGCGACGAACATTCGGTCTGTAGTACACCCTGGAAGATCCGCGATCTTGTCGGGAAGCGGGTCATCGGGATTTCTGTATATAACAGTAACCGAGTACCGCTTGATGTGGCGATACGGAATGTTATCCGCATGACGAGTATTACGATCCTCTAGCTCGTAAACTATGTAGGGAACTGATCCGGCCAAACGGGGAGGGGCTTGAAAATAGACCTCTTTATTACCCGCAGTTTCCTCTAAGAGTTTTTGGAGATCAGTACGAAGGCCCATTATACAAACCTCCGACTGTGAGGATCACTCGGGGGTACCGAATCTCGACATTGGTGACGATGAATCGATACCCCATCCAAACCACATACCTGATGTTGAACATGTCCTGGATGGCGCTGTTGTCCGCAATAATGCTAATGCTGTTATTTACGTTAAGACGCCCGTGCACATTGTCTTCATCAGATCGCAAGTTTCGCTGCCCACGGAGTACATCGCCGATGAAGAAGCGTTCGTCAATCTTCTCTTCATGGACCCCGGGGCTCGTCTCTTCGTATGTGACGAACCCCACACTCCCTGCGAAACGTGCCATTTTGACCTATCAGACCTCGGGGACGACCGGGGTGTCGGCCTGCTTACGCTCGATGACGATAGCAGTCTTCGGCTGGGTCAGAGCACCAGAGCAGCGAGTCTCAAGCAGGTACTTGAACTGGTTGAAGTCGATGTCGAAGTCGTCGAACATGTTGACCTCGCCACCCTTGTCGGCGCCGATGGTGTAATCGGCGATGTTGACAATGATACCCAGAAGGTCGACCTTGCCGTTCTTCTTGGTGTCTCGAGCAGCACCCTTCATGACCGGAACCTCGACGATGTCGACGACGCCCAGCGCCGAGGCCAGAGAAGCCTTGGTCTCGTAGAGGCGACGGCCGATCTTGTCCTTGAGCAGGAGGAGGTCGGTGACAATCGTCTTGGTCGTGTAAAGGGTGGGCGTACCAGTACCCTCGTAGTCGGCGAAAGCCTTGATGAAGGCATCGACGAGGTCCTCACCGACAACCTTCTTATCGAGGATAACCTTGATCGAGTAGAGCTCGTCATCCTTCCAGATAGGACGGATGTTCTCCTCGTTGATCTTGTCCTGGGAAGAGATGTCGCGACCGTCGCCGATCAGAGCCGCACGAGCGAGCTCCTCGTCAAGCATGAGACGCATCTCCTTCTTGACCCAGGCGATAACGTTCAGGTCGGTGATGTCGATAAGGTCGTCACGATCGAACTTCTGCTTCTTGTAGATGGTGGTAGGCGTCGTCACTCGCTTGAGGAGCTTGAACACCTCCTCCTTCTTCCGGTTACCCTTGACGTAACCAAGAGCACGAGCCTTGTCGTCGGTGATGTCCGCGTGAATGGACTTGATTCGGGAGAACGGAGAGTGCTTAGCTCCGTTTAGAACGCTTGCGACCCAATCAGTCCGACGCTTGATGAAAGTGGGCTCGTCGGTAACCGCCCGTGCATCAGGGAACAGGATATCGATGTTGTCGATACCGTAAGTTCCCGCGTGGGAAAGGAATGCGTCCTTGAAGGAGCTGAGGTTGTGAGACCGAGCGTCGTCCAGAGCGTCCACGACAGCGGAGTGAGCCAGAGCATACTCGTCGTCGGAACCGGTCATGGTGTTCTCGTTCTCGAAGATGTTGGAGTGCATAGCCTCGTCTTCCTCGTCGTTGTCGTTGTCGTCGTTGTCGTCGGCGTCCTCAAGCGCCTGACCAATCACATAGTAGACAGCATCCTTCTGCTTATCAGTGAGGGTCTCGAGGACATCCGCAACGGTCTCTTCAGAATCAGCCACTTCGTTCTCCTTGGAGTTATTCTCTTCGGGCTCGTCTCCGTGACTCAGAGAGAGACCTGTATGGATGATAGCTTCATCAAGCTCCTCGACAGACCCATCTGAGTGCTGAAGGGAGACGTTATCAATTCGGGCTCCGGGATTGGCTCCCGACAGAACGAGGCTCACTTCGACAATGTTTCCATGCAGAACATCGCCGCCTCGCTGCTTCAGCTTATTAGCAAAGATGGAAAGGCTGGTCACGTCTCCATGAGCCACAAGTTCTTTCGCGGTCGATGCATACTCGCTGTTGTTAAACTTCCCGTAACAATATACTCCGTCCTTACGATTCTCGAGCATGGCATGACCGAGAACGTTGTCGGGAGAATTATGCCCATGCTGCCAAACAAGCGGGACAACACCTCCGTCGTTATCGACGAATGCGTCAGAACGAATCGTTCGTCCATCAGAGCAGCGCAGGTCGTTTCGAGTAGCGTAGCCACTGAAGTCGAAGTCTTGCTTCGAAACTCCCATTTTGACTACCCCTCCTGTTCATCGTAGTAGGTTGGATCAGCGTCCTCCGGATAGCTGTTACCTCCATACGAGTCCAACTGATTGACGTTAGGATTGCCGAGCTGATCAGCGATTGGCTCATCAGACTGTGGGAACCCGAATACCGGTCGAAGTTCATTACCCGTGAGAACTTGGTTCCGGATGAGAATATCAGCGACGTTAGCGAGACCAGTGATCGTAGTGTTACGGAACACATCGCGCTGATAGATGACTCGCTGTCCCTGAGTTCGAGCAGTCTTAGTCAAGAAAGTTCGATTCATAGAATCAGCAATAGCCGCAACTATTGGCTCGACGCATCGGTTCCAATAGTTAAGCATCATCTCTTCAGTCGCCTTGCCCTGGAAGACGTCCGCCGGCATTCCGAGCCGATTGTAAAGCTCCTCGTTAAGGAACTTAATCTGATCCAGAAGATTATTCTCGGCGGGACGATTAAGCTGAGTAATCTTCTCAGTGCCGTCGGTGTAAACGATGCCATGAGGAGAGTTATTCAACTGCTCATCGATCATCGCTTGACGTTTCTTCGCCTGCTCCTGACGAGCTTCAGACTTGATGACGTAGGGCAGCTGGATGATGAGATCCAACTTACCCTTCCCGGCGGCTTCATCGATCGAATCCAGGATCGAGAGCTTTCGCTGAAGTCTCGAGATTGTCGAGTTAGGCCCGTTCATAACGTCAGCCATAGGATTCTCGATGATCGCAACGGACTTCTTAGGCATGAGAATCTCATGCTTCTGTCCGTCTTCGTCGTTGTATACCTCGACGGTTACATACCGAGGCCGCCAATCAACAACGCGACCAACCCGCATAGATCGAATGTCGAAAGACTCGGTTTCCCGAGGATTCAACGTGGTGTCGACCGGGACTAGAGCAACTGCACCCTCATCGAAGAGACTGAGGACCATACTTTGGATGAATGGTCGAATCGTCTGATCGAGATTAGGAGCAACGCTAAGACATTCATTCAAGTCAGATCGCATCTCTTCTTTAAATCTACCATTTTGATCGACTCGAACATGGCGGAAGTTTACAGAAGAGACGTCAATCGCAATCTGGTTATAGATCGTCTTGATTAGTGATTTGTCGTTCGGAAGAAGCCGCCTAGTTACCGAAGACGGTCGCATGGTGGTTACCGGTCCAGAGGTCCAGTATTCCTTAGGGTTCTCCCGGCCCGTGAATGCGTTCCAGGCATGGGCTAACCTGGTGCCGAAGGTATCAGCCAATTCGTTTAGCCCTCCTCATCATTCGAACGCCTCCTTATTTAGCTTGAATGCCACGAAGGCATCGAGCATCGCAGCCACCGAGTCGATCTTGGCGTCGCGACGTTTCTTGAGAAGTTTACGGTTTCCATTGGTGTCTTCGAGCGTGATGCAATTACCCATCGTGAATTGCATGAGAACTTCATCGAATAAGAGACAACGCTCTTCGGAAAGTTTCTTCAGTTCTCCTAACGGAACGGACTCCGTCTTGGCTCCCTGAATAACTTTTTCGATACCATAAGGACCGTTCTCTTTCTCCCAGCGGTCTACGAACTCTCTCGCGTTGTACGGGTCGAACCCGAACGTCCGAACATCGTAACGAGAATCATCGATGAAACGATCCAGATCATCGTACACCTCCATCATGTCTAGAATGGAGCATTCGAGAACCTGTAGCGAACCCTCCTCGATAAATTCGTCGTACTTCCGTCTCATAGCCGTTGGAAGTTTAGCAAGTGTGAGACTCGAGATGTAACATCGAGTCTTCACGCCGAACTCGCCTCGACCCAGAGGAAACAGGAAGGTGAATGCGCAGAAGTCGTCTCCCTGCGAAAGGTCCGCGCCCATCGAACACGGAAGCCCCCAGAAATCTCGACGGCGGTGAGGCAACGTTTCTTCGTACGTGAAGAAATACGTATAACCCTCCATCGGGATTCCGAAGCGCTTAGCCAGAATATCGTTACGAGCCGAAGGAACGTGTTCCGCCCTCTCGACGTCGCGCTGATATGTCTCGTAGGATACCGTGATTCCGATATTAGGTTGCGCCTTGACCCACATTTCGGGGTTGGCTACCTCCTTAATATCGTCCAATCGATAGTACCAGATAGACGTATGTGGATCGTAGAACTCACCCTTGAGAATCTTGAGAAGCTCAAGCTTCATGGAGTCTCCGGCGGAGTTTCGAACAGTTCCTTCGGAAGAAACGGCAAGGATAAGGTAATCCTTGATCTTCGAGGCGCCCTGCTCGATGGCGCCAACAACATCCTCTCGGATATCGCCAGACAACCACTCATCGACCGTATTCATCTTGGTACGAAGTCCCTGAAGCTTGTCGATTGTCATCGGACGAACTTCGAGAAGACTTCCCGTTAGAGTATTCTCGATACCCTTCTTGGAAGGGAAGAGTTTAGGCCTGAGCGCTTTGTTGGAGGTCGCGTTCTGGCTTCCAATAGTCAGAAACTTAAAGAGAGGACCTCGTTCTCGAACGATGGCTGTTCGGAACGCGCTCATAACCTCTTCAGCCTGCTTCATTGTAGGAGCAGTCGTTATCTGATGCGTTGTGGTGGTATCAATCACCAGAAAGTATGCTTGAAGAAGAGTCTCGTATAGAGATTTCGCAGCGCCTCGACCGACGATCAGATACTGTTTGTTCGTCAGTCGGAGCTTTACTTTCTGTCTCTCGAAATGACCGCCGTGACCGTTCTCATTCGGAACATAAACGGACCGCTGCTCGTAATACCACCAACCGAAGATTTGTTCGGCCCATAGAAGGAAGCTGTCTAGAAGTTTCAGTTCCTCACCGTCGGTCAACGTCATCTCCGCCTCAGCGAATCGGACAAAACCCTCGACGGCTCGGTCATCATAGTAGATGTTCGGATCAGCGATAAGACCGTCGATCCGATTCATCTCCATAGCGATCTCCCGACACACCGGAATATCACCTCTAAGCACCTTGGCTCGAAACTCGCCGTAGTACTTCGGCGTCGCGGTGTTGCTGAGCATCGCTAAACTCCTATTTTGACTTTAGTGGTTAACCCCTCGGCGCTTACGCCGATTCTGTCGCTTCTCGAACTCCTTGCGGCGTTCGGAGTTTCGAACAGACGCCATCGTACCGCCAAGAACGCGAAGAGCATACTTCGGGGCACCGAGACGTCTGGCGGTCTCAACATGCCCAACAGCCTTCTTCGTGGCCCGAGCATCCTCGCGAATGCCGGCGCGCTTCTTCCTATAGATGGCGTCGATCTTACCGTAGCCCTCTTCAAGCTTAGCGACCTTTGCATCGCTGCGCTTCATAGCGGCAACACCATCGCGGTGAGCCTCCATACGACGCTTCCCAGCTCGTCGAGCAGACTTAAACGCGTCATCGTAGGCTCGATGACCTCGCTCCTCCTCGGCTTTGATCTTCTTATTGAGGGCTGTATTGCTACGATTATACTGCTTCTTAGCTACAATCTTAGCGTGTCGAACGCCCCAACGCATACCACGCACACCGAAATGCGCGAGGACTTCATCATCGAAATGTACATCCATTATATATCACGCAAGCTTTCGAAGAGTAGACTTAACATACACCGGCTTGGCTGCCTGCTTAGCGAGGGCTCGAGCGAAGGCCTTCCTACCTGAATTATAGGTGGCTCGGACAACCAACGACGCCGGAGGAACCTTCCCGTGAAGCACACCAATACCATACGCTCCGGCCGCAGCCGTAAGAGCTAGTCGAACCTTGGTCTGTCGCTTCCACTTATCGTATGCTGTCTTCTGACGGCGGCCTTTAAGGACTCGCTGCTTCCTAACGCCTCGGCGCATACCCTTAACGCCGTAGTGCGCCAAGAAATCATCGGGATACTCATAAATCATTTGACAAACTTCCTTATAGTATTAAACCCGTTGGAAATCTTCTCGGCGGAAGCTGCGTCAAATCCGCCAGAAACAGCCTTATCGAGAAGCGCCTTCACCGCGTAACCCGCGGCGGCCCCGGCTGCGGCGCCCGCGATCTTCATAGTGACATTAGCAAAGTTCTCAGCGTACTTTTCGCCGAGCTTCTTACGGTACTTGCTCTGAGGCTTCGCCGTCAAATCGCGATACTGCTTCTCAAGGTTAAGGCGTGTCACTCGACGCTGAAGCTCTTTGTTGGAGAGCTTATGGTTGGGCGTGGCAGAGTGTGCATGCTTATAGTCGCCATGCTGGTTCGTCAAGCGCGACTTAGACACGCTGGGTCGCTGCTTTCGCACGCCCCACTTCATACCCTTGACGCCGAAATGCGCCAGAACGTCATCTACGGAATCAAAAGTCATTTTGACTCACTTTCCGCGAGGACCTGAATCCGCCACTCAAGCTCGCTGATCTGTTTCTCGATGGCTGTCTGAACGAATGAGTTCGATGGCGGATCAAAGAGTAACCTGCATCGGAGGTATACATAACTCCGAACGAGAAATAGAGACATCTCGGGTTTGAATACGTCTTCCCAGACAGGCCCCGACCCAGTTATAAACTCTCGATAGTCCGTAGCTCCAAGTTGGCGAAGAGTTGAGATAGCAGTGTTGATATGCATACAGATATCAGTATCGAAGCTGTAGCCTCGGCTATCGATTCCTAAAACCCCTTTAACGTCTTCGACGATTGATGACATTTCACCTCCAAGGAACGGTATCGTTGGGAGCCCGATCGGGCGGTAAACTGTATAGTAAACTCTTGTCGCCGAAATGAATGGCGTTGTGAGTCTCAAGAGTTGTTGTTATCAGATACTCGGGATTGAGTATGTCTGGATTGTAGTCCTCTAGATCTTCTGGGCAAATCGGATTCATATGATGAACCAGAATGTCGCTATAGATCTCTCGGTCATCGATTCCCAGATCACAAGCGTTGTCTCGAAGTATCACTTCGTTCCTGGCGGATAACCATTCCGGAGATCTGTAGAATCTCTGGTTCAGGTATCGGTCAAACCCAAAAGTGCTTGCTCCTACACTCCCGCCCAGTTTCAAGTACTCGTATCGGTCCTCGAAAGTCTTCAGACGAAAAAGCTCAGTGACGTTAAGTCGCTTATCCATCATTCATCACCTTGATAGGACCGCATCGCCGAGATGGCCTCAGCCATAAGACGCTCAGTGTTGGTGTTAGAATCGAGAACCGTCTTCTTAGACTCGAGAACGGCATTCTCACGACGCAGCTTCTCGAGTTCGAGCTCCTCACGAAGAGTTCCGCGTTTAAGAAGCTGTGAAACGATCATCGGGGATGCGGTACCATCCCTTAATTGGCGCTCGGCGAGCTCATAAGCAAGCCCGATGAGGATATGCTCCTGCTTTTCAGGGGTGGTAGCCCCTGAGACCCGAGACTTTTTGGTGCCTCCCACCGAGTTACCTCCTAGTCCGGGAAGTAATGAATGAGATCTGGGCAGTTCGACTACAGACCCAACGACTTCTACCCGCCT